GATCTATAGTGGCCGCAACTTCGAAAGCCTAGACCTTCCCGACCAATCGCCCGACATGGATGCCGTGACGCGTCACCTTGCTTTTATGGGGGCTTTAAGCCTCTCTAACCGCTCAATGCAAGGAAGACTTACTGCAACAGGGACGTAGTATACGAAGCTTGTTTCTGCATAGTATACAAGGTTAGTTAATACTGGGGGCGATGTCAAGTCGCCTCCAGCTTCCGGGAGCAGCTTCTTTGACGCCTGTTGGCCGCTTGTTCGACCCTCGTCGCCCACCGGCAATTGTCGGGAGAATAGGGTCCGTCATTGTTCACGCGATCCAACGTGAGCTTATGACCGGGAGGAAGGCCCATGTCGGCAGCGAATACCGCAAAGTCATGCCAACGCGGATCGACGGCGATGCCGCGTCCTCCGTAGTTTTTGTACGACGGGCAATTCGGGTTGCTGCAACGGTCCCGCATCGCGGCCCAAATCCAGTACAGCTTAGTATGGCTATTGCCGTGCGTACGCCGGTTCTCGGCACGAGGCATACAGCCTCGGCACCGCGTACTTTTTCCAGTGCGGAGATTGCCGGACAAGACTTTTTCAAACCTGCCGCACTCACACCGGCAATTCCAATAAGTGCCTTTGTCACTGTGGCTGTAATCGACAACAGTCCAGTACCCGAACCGTTGATCGGTCAAGTCAATCCGAATGGTCATGATAGCCGCCCTCAACGGTTGTCTGATCCAGCGGCGGGCGTGTTGGGGAGCACAGCCCGCCGCTTCCCCCATAGCACCAGACATATAGGATTACAAATGTCAGATACCCCAACACTCGTTCGGTTCTATACGGGCTGGGAGAGAGACGGCAACGGGCCCGACGGCTTGCCGCTGTTTCGCGAGACCACGCGCGTGCGGATGGACCGCCCGCCTTACCTCTCCATCGAGCGCGAGGCCGAGGACGCCGACATCACCGACCATCCCGGCCCCTATGAGCTTTACCGCAAGAGCTGCGAGGCCCGCAAAACCGTCGTGGGGTATCCGCTGGCGCTGTGGCCCGCCTGCCCGCCGCATATTTTCGAGATGTGCGCCGTACGAGATATTCATACTGTGGAACAGTTGGCGCAAGTCGTCAGCCGGAAGCGGCGTGCCGAAGCCGTCAAGACCGTCCCGCCCGACATCATCGAGATTGCCGACCGCGCCGTGAAGATGATGGAGCTGCACGGCAAGGCCGGGCAGTACGAGTCCATCGTCACCGATCTGGAAGGCCAACTTGCGGCGCTGAAAGAGCAGTTCGCCGAGGCGATCAGCACCATCTCGGCGCAAAAAACCCTGATCGACACCCTTAGACTGAAGGCGGCGGCATAATGGCGAGGCTCGCCACCATCGTTGACGCGGTGTCCGACGCCTCGCTTGAAATCGGCATCGTGCAGCGGCCCGTGACGCAAGTCATCGGCACTGCCGATCAGGACATCGCGCAGATGACGGCCTTGTTGCAGAACGTCGCTGACGAACTGCTGCTCGACCCGCCTTATCGTGAACAGTTGGGCGACGGCAACTGGCTGATCGACGCGGGCGAGCAAGTGCGAAAGTCACGGCCGACCGCCGACAACGACATCATCTTGTTTGATGCAAGGCTCGCGGTGGACGGCCTTAAGTACCGTTTCCTGAAAGCCAAGGGCCTTGAATACGGCGAAGAACAGCGCGACTTCATCGCGCGGCTTAACAAGCTCGCGGGCCGCAACGCGCCTGTGATCGACCTCAACTACGATCCGGGACGGGTGCAATAATGCGAATGGCCCCCGCAGGACTGCTGCCGCTGAAGAACCGCAAGGGTACGCCGGTTCGCGTCAAGCGAGCCCCTGCGGCCAAGGTCGCGCACTTCAGCGCGCCCTTGAAAGGGTTGTCCAACCACGCCGAACTCAGCGAAACCGACCCGCTTCTTGCATCGGTGCTGACCAACTGGGTGGTTGAGGACGACCGCATCACCGTGCGGCCCGGCTATCTTCAAGTCGGCGAGATCGTCGGAAACCCGTCGATCTCGACCATGATCCCGTACTACGGCGCGCCGTCAGAACTCGCCTGCGCGGCAGGTACAAAAATCTATGATCTATCGGGTACCGAAATCGCCAGCGGTTACGGCAGCGACGACTGGGCGTGGACGTCCTACAGCGACCTCTCCGATACCGACTACACCATCATGGTCAACGGCGCCGACGGCGTGGTGTCGTGGGACGGCGCGACGTTCGTGACCGAAACTGTGACGGCGCCGACTGGCGAGCCGTGGATTGACCCGCTCAAGTTCGACAAGGTGCACTCGCACATGAACCGGCTATGGTTCGCCGACAGCCAGAACCTCGCGATCTACTATCTTCCCATTCAGCAGAAGACCGGCGCGCTCGAACTGTTTCCGCTCAACGTCATCTTCAAACGCGGCGGCAGCGTCCGCGCGGTCTACACTTGGTCGATTGACGGCGGCGTCGGCCTCGACGACGCGCTGGTGATTTTCACCAGTAACGGCGAAGCCGCGATCTACTCGGGCGTCGATCCCGACAGCGATTTCAAACTGGTCGGCATTTTTCGTTTTGATGCCCCAATGAGTAAGGACAGCATCATCAATTTCGGCGGCGACCTCTACGTCATGATCTCGACGGGGTTGGTGCCGATGTCCACCATGATCCGCGCCGAGACCGAACAACTGGGCAAGTCCGATCGCAACGTCATGAAGGATTTCGAGGATGTCTCGAAGTCCCATCGCGACGAGTACGGCTGGCAGGCGTTTCTTAACCACCACACCAATCACGCTATCTGCAACATGCCGATCGGCAACGGCAAGTACCAGCAGATGGTGCGGAAGATGCCGCATCAAATTTGGACCAAGTGGCACGACGTTCCGGCGCGGTGCTGGGGCTGGCTCAACAACCACGCCTACTTCGGCAGCGAAGACGGCAAGATTTACTATGGCGGCTCCGAATACCTTAGCGACAACGGCGCGGCCATCAACGCCGACGTGCGCTTCGCGTGGTCGAGCTACAAGAGCGCCGCCAAGAAGAATTTCAAGATGGTGCGGCTGTACTCGCTCACCGACGGACTGCCGCGCCCGTACATGGACTTGGAAGTTGACTACAACAACTTAGCCCCGACCAACCAGCCCGAAGTCACCGCCGGGCCTTCCGGCGGCGCCGAGTGGGACTTGGCGACGTGGGACGTTGACGACTGGGCCGCCAGCACCCAGCCGAAGCAGAACTGGCAGGGCGTGACGGGCCTCGGACGAGTGGGTGCCGCAAGAGTGCGCGTGAGTGTTTTAGGCTGCACCTTCTCGCTGACCGGCGTGGACGTACTTTACGAGCTAGGTGGTCTAGTGTGATGGCTTACACCCCTCACTTTGGCGATCTTCCAGCAGCAGGGCAAGCCCTGCTGACGCGGACGTTCGATCTCGATTTCAGCATGAGCGACTTCAAAGCGCCGCGCTGGTTCTCGGCGTGGGCCTATGACGAAGACGACAGCTTCGCCGGAATTTTCGCTATCGAGTTCAAGTATTGGTTCGACGGTTACGTCACGATCTTGGTGCTTGATCAACGCTGCATGTCGCGGCGCGTACTGCGCGCGATCTTCACGGCGGCCTTCTCGCAAGCACGACGGCTCACCGCCGAAGTCGAGCCGCATAACCGCCGCGCCCTGAAGCAGGTGCAGCGGCTCGGTTTCCAGTACACCGGCTATCGCAGGCTGGGGATCGAAGGCACTCGGGATGTGATGGTGTTCGACATGCTCAAGAACGAATGCCGCTATCTACCCGGTTACGTTCGGCCAGCTTCGCCCAGCCCTAATATCCCAGACAGTATAGTAGGAGACGCCGAAACGGCGCGCGAGTTCAGCACTGGGTTTTTTGGAAGCGCGGATTTTCCGCACTTGCGCGAGCGTCAGCTTGGCTCTCGACGGCCGGATATGCACCCCGTCTCGAATTTGGTCAGCAACGTTTTCTCTACGAGTGGCCCAGCGCAAATGCCGCCAGTTAATGCAGGCGCGCTGCCGACACTTATGAGCCGCATCCATACTGCTGGAAGGAGGTAGACCATGTACGCGCTCGCACATCAAATTATGCGCTCCTCGCGTTTTTGTGTTTCCTCGACGGTGGCTAATCATGCCGTAACCGCTGGGGTCCAAGAAAAAGGGCCACAGGATACATTCTTCTGTATCGGCGATCAGGGCTTGTTCAAAAAACTGAAGAGCTTGGCCGCGTTGCGTCATGCTCTTAATTCTAGCCCTAACAGCGGAGTAACGCAAACGGCTAGTCAAACTATTGAAGGGGTTGAATAGTATGGCTAGTCAACCGTCGCCGCCCAACCCCTACGAAACGGCTGCTGCGCAGAACGCGCAGAACCAATCGGCTAGTCAATACAACAGCGTATCGTCGAACGCGAACGAGCAAAATCCATACGGTACCGTATCGTATAAGGCGATAGAGCAGGTGCCGATCTACACCAATGGTCAAATCACCGGCTACGCTCCTCGGTACCAAAGGACAACGACGCTCTCCCCCGATCAGCAGAAGCTGTTGGGACTAGAAACGCAATCCAAATACAACATGGGCACGACTGCCGTGGAGCAGTCGGCGAAGCTGCGCGAGCACCTTAATACCTCGCTCGACAGCAGCCAGTGGCAGCCATGGCAGACCGGCCTCACGACGCAGCAACTCCGTCAGGATCAGGGCCCGACGGATCGCGCGGGCATCGAGAAGGCGATGATGGAGAGCTACAACCGCTCCACCGCGCCGACCGAAAAGGCCCAAGAGGCCCAGCTCGCGGCGCGAGGTCTTTCACCGGGCGGCAAGGGTTACGGCCAATATCAAATGCAGCGCGACGACTCTCGGGCTGAAGCCGCGCGTAAAGCCTATCTCGGATCAGGCGACGAGGCCCGGCGCGCGCAAGCCGCCTACAACGACGTGGCCACGGGCCGCTACAACATGGATAAGTCGCTGGCAGAGTACTACAACGCGATGCGCGGCAGCCAAGCGCAAGAAGCCATCGCGATGCGCAACCAGCCGATCAACGAAATTACTGCGCTGATGAACGGCGGGCAGGCGACCATTCCGCAATTCCAGCCGTTCCAAGGCTCGCCAATCGCGGCGTCCAACATCGCGCAGTACATCAACGACAACTACAAAGCGGAAAGCCAAGCAGCGGCGCAAACCAATGCAGGCATCTTCGGCATGGTCGGCGGTCTCGCCAAGATGATGCCGATGATGTGACGGGAGAGAAACAATGGGTTCAGGTGGTGGTGGTGGTAGCAGCGATCCGTCTGCCTTGATGCGAAATGCCGCGCCGATGGAAGGACTTCCCATCGCGGGTGCGGACAGCACGATCGGCAGTCCTTACGAGTACGGCGAGTTTCAGAGCTTTCTTCCTGACATCAAGGCTGAAGGTCAGAACCCGATGGCGACGGGGCTGAGGCCCGACATGTTTCAGTTCAAGTCGCCAACCGGCGTCACTGCTCCCAGCAACGACACGCTCGGGATCGAGAGCCTGCGTTCCGACCTCGCCAGCCTGATGGCGAAGCAGAACCAGCAACAGAACCCGTTCGGGGGCATGGGCACCAAGCCGCAATTCGGTGGCGCGGGAGGGTACTAAGACGATGGTTGGCCAGTACGCCTTGCCCGAACGGCAATCTCTGGCGGGCCCTCCGGGGGCCCCCGGGGTGCCGCCGAGCGTCCGCATGGCGCACACGATGCTCGACACCAATGTCGGCGTCTTGGTGAAGCAGCTGGCCCCGCAGTTCGCCGACAAAGTCCCCGCCGACATGGCGAACCAGACCTTTCGCCACGCGCTGAACAACAGCAACTTCATCATGCGCAGCATGGTGATGTCGATGATGGGGTCGTTCCTGCCGAAGGGCGTCACCGCGGCCGATATCGAAAGCGCCGCCAAGCAGCCGCCGCCACCGCCCGAGGTCGCCGCACCGGCCGCCAAGCCCCCTGCACTGGCAGGTACCGCCCCGGCCCCAGCAGTCACCGCTTCGGCACCCCTGCCGTCGAAAGGCTCCACGACACTCCCGCAGCCCGCCGTCGCAGGAAAACCGGCGGTGGCTGCGCCGCCGACGGTAGCCCCTGCGGCCCCCGCCGCTGCGGCAGCGCCTGCAACAGCGCCAGCAGCGGCGGCGGCCCCGGCAGCGGGCCCCGCAATATTACCGCAGGCGAGACCGGCAGCGGCGGGCCCGGCAGTGCCGCACCCGGCAGAAGCCGCGTCGGGACCTTGGCAGGACTACTTGAACCAGCACGGCGCGCACGCCAGCGTCGTCAAGGACGGCAAGATTGTCCGTGTGCCGCTGGGGACGCCGGGGCAGTATAACAACCTCGATCCCGCTTTCGGCTCGCGCTTGTACAAGGCGGCTCAGGCCTACACCGCTGAGACCGGGCAGGAGCCCCGCTTCGGCGAGGGCACGCGCGGCAACGACGTGCAGGCGGTGCACTACAAGAACCTCGAAGGCGGCAGACTGGGCGCGGTCGCGCACCCACAGGACGCCACGCACCGGGGCTCGAACCACCTGCACGGCGAGGCGTTCGACGTTCCCTCCGGCCCGTTCCTGAACTGGCTGCGCTCTCACGCCACGAAGTATGGGCTGGCGTTCCCGGTGAAAGGCGACGACGTGCACGTCGAGATGGCCCGCGACACCCCCCGGCAACCGGCCTATGGGGGCAACGGCCCGGCACCTGCCCCGGCGGGGGGCCCGGCGGCTGTGCCCGACACCGCGCACTATTTCCCGAAAGGCACCGACCCGGCCACGGTGGCGTCGATCGGCGCGCTCTCGGCCCGGCTAGGCGTCAGCCCGGCCGCCATTGCCGGGGTCATCAAGACCGAAAGCGACTGGAACCCGCAAGCGGGCACCGGGAGCTACCACGGCCTCACCCAGATGGGGCCCGACACCTTCAAGGAGGCGGGCGGTAAGCTCGGCGGACTGAGCTACGACGAGTACCTCAAGGCTTCACCGGACAAGCAGGTGGATACCTACGGGGCGTGGCTCGATCACTACGGGTTTGCCGACAAGTTCAAGAACGCCAAGGTCGACCTCTCGACCATGACCCCGGCCCAGCAGGCCGCGTATCTGCAAGGCTTCCAGTTTTCACCCGCCGTCTCGGACTGGATCGGCGGCGACGCCAATGCCCCGGTCACCACGACGCATCAAGCCAGCGCGCTTGGCACCACCTCCCTCGCCGACATGACCAAATACTACGAAGGGCTGCTGGCGACGGACAAAGGCGACCCGGTGACCGCATCCGCAGGCGGCACAACGGAAGCCCCGGCAGCTACCTCCGCGACACCCGACATCACGCCGACAGCCGACATCACGCCGACAGCCGACGCCGGGCATCATAGTCCCGGCGGCGGCATGGGCGGCTTCGGCGATGCCTTGCAGAGCATGGCGGGCGGCATGTACGGCGGCGCGGCGCGGGGCGGCGGACAGGCCTCGGGCCCTACCACCGTCCCGATGGTGAACCTGCCGCGTCCGCCCGGCATGCAGCCCATCGTAGACCCCAAGATGGTTGACATGCAGCGGCAGCAGCTGGCGCAGGCGATGCAGCGGCTCAACAGTGGCCGTTTGGTCTAGAGGAGGTATAAGGGCGTGTTACAGCAGGAGCGTATCATGCCAGCACTTATCGACCTTACTGGCCGAAAATTCGGTCGATTGACTGTTCTTCGTCGCGCCAACGCTTCGGGGGAAAGACCCCGGTGGTTGTGCCGATGCGACTGCGGAACAGAGTTTATTCCGTGTGTGTATTTTGCGCGAGGAGACAGTCGATCCTGCGGGTGCATTCGGCGAGAACGAAATAATCGTTGGCGGCACGGTGGGGCTTCTACACGTCTTTACAAGGTTTGGTCAGGCATGAAGAAGCGATGTCACGCCCCTACGGCGTATTACTATCATCGCTACGGGGGAAGGGGCATTACGGTGTGTGCGGATTGGAGTGTTTTCGAGCCTTTTCGTGATTGGGCGGTGACGAACGGCTATCGGGTTGGCCTGTCTATAGATCGTATTGACAACGATGGCAGCTACGAGCCCGCCAATTGCCGGTGGGCGACCCCGAAACAGCAAGCCGCCAATCGCCGAAAGCGGGGGACCTGAAATGGCGATCTTCGCACCCACCACAACGTCGGGCTACAGCGACCCGATGAAGGCGCTCAGTATCAAAGCCCTTGAAGCGCGCCAGAAGGATTTGCTGACGGCGCAAGCGCAGCACCAACCCGACGCCGCTTCGATGGCGACTATACCGGGGGGCATCGGGAGCGTTCTTAGCCAGCTTGGCGACAGTATGCAGCAGAGCCGTGCCGCCGCGACCCTCGCGGAGCAGCGCGGGCACCTGTCGCAATTGATCGCGGGGATCGACCCGAAGGCGGGCGCGTCGCAGAGCACGATCGCGCAAATCTATGCGCTTGACCCCGAAGAAGGGGCGCGGCTGATGCAGCAGAACGCGTCCGCTCAGGAACACGCCGCCGCGCGTGCCGCAGCGGAAGCCTCGCAGCAGCGGACCTTCACGCACTCGGATACCGCGCAGACGGCGGGCTTCACGCACGCCGATGCCGCGGCGAGGGCGAAAGCCGAGACGGACGAACTGGCGCGGCAGGCGGCGGCGGAAGACGCCCGGCAAGCGGCGGCGAAACAGCAGGAGGTCACGCTGGCGGGGCAGGCCCCGGAACTGGTCAAAATGACCGAGGCTTTGAAGAGCGGCAAGATTGACCAAGAGACGTTCGACGCATGGAAGGCCAAGCAGACCACACCCGCCGCCTCGGAGATGAAGGCGGGCAACGAGCTACAAAATACAAATCTCGCCACGCAGGGGGCCCTCCACGACTTGAAGGAAGCGCGGGACCTGCTGGGGCCCGACGGCACCGGCATCCGCGCGGGCGCGGGTGCCGGGAGCAAGCAAATCGGGGCCAAGTGGGGCGGCGACTACTTGGGGATAAGCGACCCGCAGGCCACTCAGCGCACCGAACGCTTCAATCAGATCATGAGCGCTGAAGCCATCACCGCGATGGCCGAGAAGCTGAAAGGCGCGACCACCGACTTCGAGTTGAAGCAATTCGTCGCGCTGATGAACGACCCCAACGCCGAGGGCAAAACCAAGGTGCAGGCGCTCAACAACATGATCGCAAAAGGCGAGGCTCATGAGGCTTTGCAGCAAGATCAGCTTAAGCGCAGCAAGCTGCAAGTCCCTCAAGGGCCAGCGGCAACAGGAGCGGGGCCCGCGGCGGCGGGATCCCCAGACGCGGAGGCATTGGCGTGGGCCAACGCTAACTCCAGCGATCCGCGCGCGGTGGAAATCAAAAAGCGGCTGGGGAAATGAGCCATGCCATTCGACCCTGACGCATATCTGGCGGCTAAACCCACCACGGCTTTTGATCCGGACGCATATCTGGCCGGATCGAAAGCCCCGGAGGCGGAAGGCCCGGTCGCGCCGACCCGCGAGCAGGAAATCCGCCGCGACGCACTGAAGCGGCTATTGGCCGCCCAGCCCGAACCCGGCTATACGGCTCGGATCAAAGACGCTGTCACGATGGGGCTTTCTCGTCCGCTCGGCGGCGCAATGTCGGTGCTCGGCGGCGAGATCGGCGAATACTTTGGCGGAAAGCCTGCAACAGCCGGTGAACGCTGGCGCGGCGGCGTCGGGGCCGAAGACGATTACGCCGCGCAAGCCGTCGAGAACACCAAGGGCCCGCTCGGGACAGCAGTAGACGTTGTCGGGGGCCTCGCTGCTGGCGGGCCCGCCGGGGCCGTCACCAGCAACGCGGCGAAAATTGCGGTGGGAGCGCCTTCTAGGCTCGCGCAGATCACCAGCGGCGCACTCACCAGCGCGGGCCAAGGAGCCCTCGAAGGCGCGGCCCGAAACTCGGAGAGCGTAGGGCAAGCAGGCACGGGCGCTGCCGTTGGCGGCGCCGTCGGCGGCGTCACTGGCGGCTTGATCGGGGCCTTGGCGAACCGCCTCAAGAGCGTGCAAGGCGCTAAGAAAGAGGTTTCCGAGGCCAGCCGGGGAGGAAGCTCGGAAACGCTCAAGGAAGAAGGCGGCGCGATCTACAAGAAGCTCGACAACGCGGGCATCAGCTTCAAGGACACCCCGGCGCTGGCGCAGCGCGTGGCGGACAAGATCAAGGACAAGGGCTTCAACGAGGAAATCCACAAGGAGTTGGTGCCGGTCCTCAAGCAGATCGAGAACGCCAAGGCCAAGCCCGGAACGTGGACCGAAATCCAGAACCTTCGCACCCAGCTTAGTGATGCCAAGGCCAGCCCCGACAAGCGGGTGCGCAAGATGGCGGGCGAAGTCGGCAACGTGCTGGATGACTTCATCGAGCACGCCAAGCCGACAATGCCCGCACGCAGCGTCGGACAGGTCAATGTCGGCGAAGACGCCAAGACGGCTCGCGACCTATGGCGACGGGGCTCGCAAGCCGAGAATGCCGAATATCTCGCCGACAAAGGCATGACCACGTCCAAGGACCCCGTCCGTAAGCTGGAGCAGAACTTCGGTAGCGAGATCGACCGGGTCACCAAGCCGGGGCGCTTCAACCCGAATACTCCCGAACAAATGGACCTGATGACGAAGATCGCGCAAGGCGATCCCAAACTATCGGGCGCATCACGGTCGCTCGAACGCTGGGGCAACAACCTACTCGGCTACGGCACCGCTGGAGCGGTTGGCGGGGCGGGCTTACCGTTTTTACTTGGCGACCAATCCCCTATCGGGTCCGGCGCAGGCGCGGCCCCCGGTGCGCTTGCGATAGGTGCGGGCCTGCTGTCAAAGCGCGGCAGCGGCATGCTGGCCCGCAAGGCTACCGAACGCGGTGGCAAGCGTGTCGATGATCTGATCCGCAACATCGTCACCGGCAGCACCGACATGCCCGCCATCCAGAACGTACCGCGTGAGGCTTTGGCGAAAGTGCTGGCAGTAGAACAGTTGAAGCGGAGCGGGGCCCGCTACACCGGCAGTTTGTTCGACAACAACAAGGACAACCGGAAATGAAATTCATCAAAAGCCTGAAGGGCGAGGACGACGGCACCACCGACGACCCGGTGATGAAAGTCAAAGGCAAGCCCCCGTTCGTCTCGGACAAGCCGCCGATGCCCAAGGACAAGGGCCAGTTCAACCTGCCGCCAAGCGACAAGCTGATGAACAAGAGGAAGTCGAAGAAAGGTTTCTGAAAGGCTAAGAAACATGCCATTGTATGGTATGAAAAAGATAGACATCACCGGCCAACGTTTTGGCCGCCTCGTTGTCGTGGCCTCCGCCACTACTCGCCGAAGACCTAACGGCTACACCCGCCGCTACTGGCGCTGCCGCTGCGATTGCGGCACCGAACTTGAAGCGATGTCCTCCAATCTCAAGCAGCGACCTGATCCGTCATGCGGATGCCTGCAAACCGAGAAGCTGGTGGCGAAGAACTTCCGGCACGGTGGCACTCAAGAGCGCCTGTATGAAATTTGGAGCGGTATGCTGAAGCGTTGCCGCAACCCAAAATACAAGCAGTTCAAGGATTACGGCGGGCGCGGCATCAGCGTTGATCCGCTCTGGAATGACTATGCAGTGTTCAGGGCTTGGGCCTTAGCCAATGGCTACGCCGATCATCTCACCATCGAACGCAGCGACAACGACGGCAACTACACGCCCGGTAATTGTCGCTGGATACCGTTGGTAGAACAGGCGCGCAACCGTAGGCCGAGAACTAAGAGGAGTACAACCCTTGCCTTATAACGGATCAGGGATCTACCAGAGACTACATAGCTGGGTTGCCGACGCTGCCGCAGGGATAAAAATCCGCGCTGATCGGCACGATGCTGAAGATGATGGGTTTGCCGCCGGTTTGTCTAACTGCATCACGCGGGACGGCCAGAGCACCGTCATCCAAAACCTACCAATGAACTCGAAACGGATCACGGGCCTTCAGGACCCGGCCAATCCGCAGGACGCGGCCACCAAGGCGTATGCCGACACCAAGATGGGCAAGGGTGGCGACACCCCCATGACCGGCGACCTGACCATCGACAAGACCAACCCGGCGGTCATTCTCGACAGCGATGTCGGCGGCGATAACACCTTGGTCGGCAAGGAAGACGGCAAGGTGCGCTGGACTTTGCACCTTGGCGACGCCACGCCCGAGACCGGGACCGGCAATACCGGATCGGATTTCGCCCTCAACAGTCACGCTAACGACGGCACGGTGCTGGCCATGCCGTTGGCCTTCAACCGCGCGACGGGCCTCGGCAAGGTACTGGGCAACCCGACCGAACCGCTCGGCATCGTCCCCAAGCAGTATTCCGATGCCGCCTACCAAGCCAAGGACCCGCAACTGTTCGCGGGCATCCCGCCCAACCACGTCGGTACCGACTACACCACGGTCGCCGCCGACGCCCAGAAGATAGTCTGCAACACGGCGGGCCGCGCCATCACCATCGCCATCAATGGCGCGCTGTATCCGCTCGGCACCACGATCAGCATTTTCGCCTATTCCAATTACGTCGTCCTCGCCAACACCGAGACCATGATGTGGCGCAACGCGGCGGGGGTGCCGACATCCGGCACCCGCACCCTCGGCCAGTATGGCGTGGCGACAGCCGTGAAGTGGACGACCGGCAACTGGGTTGTCTCCGGTAACGGGCTGACCTGATGGCGGGCGCCTCGCACCAAGCCCTGCTGATGGCGTCCAACGCCGAGCCGCGCCCGGCGGTGATCGACTGGACTGTCGTGGCTGGGGGCGGCGGCGGCGGGCAATCAACCTACGTCGCCGCGCCGACAGGCAACTACGCCGGGGGTGGCGGGGGCGGTGCAGGGGCCTTCCAGACCGGCTCGACCGGCAGTCCCGGCAAGACCTACAGCATCGAAGTCGGGGCTGGCGGCGCGTCAGACGTCAATGGCGGCAACACCTACATCCACGGCCTTATCGGCGCGGTAGGGGGTGGACGCGGCGGTGCGGGCACAGCCGACGGCACGAGCGGCGGCTCGGGCGGGGGCGGCGGCGATAAGTCCAGCGGCGGCACGGTCGGCGGCAGCGGCACTGCTGGCGTCGGCAATAATGGCGGCGGCTCTGACGGCTTCGGCTCCGGCGGCGGTGGTGGCGGCGGCATCGGGGGCGCAGGCGTGCAAGCTGGCATCGGCAGCGGCCACGGTGGCGGCGGCGGTACCGACCCGCTTACCGGCTACACCTGCTGCGGCGGCGGTGGCGGCGGCGGCACGCCGTCCGTCGGCATTCCGGCAGGCAATGGCTCTACTGGCGGCGGCAACGGCGGCGGCGGTAATGCCGCCAATTGGGGCTGCGGCGGCGGCGGCGCGAATACCGAAGCGGGGCAACACTACGGCGGCAGCGGCTACCAAGGCTTTGTCTGTATTCGCTATGCCTCGGCCCGTGTTCGCGCCACCGGGGGCAACAGCATTTACCAGAGCGGCGGCTACTGGGTTCACGTCTTTACGTCTAACGGCACGTTCGACTTCGACTTGTAACGGGGAGGCCCGCGATGCACCACGCCACGATCCACATCGACCCGACCGGCGCGGCCCCGATCGGTTTTGCGCAAGCGACAGGGATGCCGGGCGACATACGCATCGACTTCAAGACGCAGGGCAACCTCGCCTACCCGAACATCGCCAACTTCTATCCGCAGCTCGTGCTGAGGCCGTTCACCACCCTGATGGCGCACGCCTACGATATCGAGATCGACGACCCAACCGGGGCTTCGGGCCTTGCAACGGTCCCCGGCGTCGTCATGAACGAGCTTTTTAATGTTGAAGTTTACACCCGCAACGACATCGGCCAGCCGCAGCGCATGATCGCGGTCGGCAGGATCGACCTCACCGGCTACGCCTATCGCAGCTCCGGGCCGCTCGGCCCCGCCAGCTACCCGACTGGTCCCGCGGGCCCTGCGGGCGCGCCGGGCGTCGCAGGCGCCTCCGGCGTGCGCGGCTCGCGCTGGTACACGGGTGCGGGCGTGCCCACCGCAATCCCCGACGAGCGTGTCGAGGGCGATATGTATCTGGATGAAACCAACGGCGACGTTTGGCGCTGGGATGGCGCGGTGTGGCGGGCGTTCAAGGGGGTATGAGGCGTGACGTGGACCCCCGAAACCAACATCAAAGGCCCTCCCGGCCCGCCGGGACCAACAGGGGCCGACAGCACGGTGCCGGGGCCTCCGGGCGCGACAGGACCAGCAGGGGCCACTGGCCCGGCTGGCCCGGCTGGCGCGGCTTCGACGGTGCCGGGACCGCAAGGCCCACAAGGCCCGACCGGAGCAACGGGCGCTACCGGAGCAACGGGTGCTACCGGGGCCACGGGCCCTGCGGGAGCGCCACAAACGCCGAGTGATGCGAACCCGATCATAGACGGCACCGCCGCGCCCGGCACGTCGCTGTTGTATGCGCGCGGTGACCACGTCCATCCGTCCGATGTCGATACGAAGGCGGTTCGCTTCGACGCCGCGCAGGCGCTGACGATCGCGCAGAAGACGCAGGCGCGACAGAACATCTACGCCGCGCCGTTCGATGCGATGGCCTATAACGGGATGCAGGTCAACGGCTCGTTCGAGGCCGCGCAAGAGAACGGCACGGCGACCGTGACGGTGCAGAACACGACCAGATACATTTTGGATCAATGGCGCGTCGGTTGCGCTAATTCGGCAGGTATCCTGTCCTGCAAGCAGCAAGCTCCCGGCACAGGGATGCCGGGCATGGCCTTGGAGTTGGCCGCGACCACGGCTTTTACCACGATAGGCGCCAACGACTTCGCGGCGATCTCGCTTCCCATCGAAGGCTACCGCATAGGCAGACTATGTTGGGGGACAGCCGCAGCGCAAAGCGTCACGATCGGCTTCTGGGTCAACACGCTCGTCGCGGGCGTAGCCTCGCTGTGCATTCAGAACGATATCGGCTCCCCGACGCGATCCTATGTCGCTAACTTCACCACTTCGGCGGGCGTGTGGGAATATAAGACCATCACCATTCCGGGCTGCCCAGACGGGACATGGAATAAAAATAACCTGATCGGGTGCCGCGTCTCGTGGGTCTTTGCCGCAGGGGCCAGCTTCATATCCGGCGGGGGCTTTTGGCAGATCGACGCGGCGGGTGGCGGCATTATCGCCACCTCTGCTAACACGAACTACTTCGCGGCCACGAACAACAAAGTGACGATATCCAATGTCGTCGTCCTCCCCGGCGTTGAGGCCCCGTCCGCCGAGCGCTCGCCGTACATCATGCGGCCCCTCGATCAGGAGCTGCTGACGTGCAAACGTTATTGGTGGCGGCTCAACAGCCAGATTGTCGATACCTCGACCATATCCCAAAGCACTTTGTTTCCGGTCGAAATGCGCGCAATTCCGACAATCACTGGCGGCGGGGCAGGCTTTGTCGTTAGCGTGGCTACGACCTATAGCGCGCACGTTTACCAGACGGGACGTAACTATCAGACGCTCACCTACGACGCGAGGCTCTACTGATGACCACCGCCCTTCAGGGCCTGATCGTCGCGACCGGCCTGATCGTGCTGCACGCGCCTGACGGCCATGAGGTCTTCGTCAATCCGGATGAAGTCACGGTGCTGCACCAGAAGCTGGGCGCGGGGAAAGACACCTTCACCGCCAATGCGTCCTGTCTGGTCAACATGACGGACGGCAAGTTTATCACCGTGGTTGAGACCTGCCTGACGGTGCTGAAGGCCCTCGACAATCCAACGCTGATCGGCGAGCCGCCGCCCTGAAAGCGGTTATCAGGACGACGGCTCTACCGCGTCAGCGCATGGTTGGACCAGTTAACTAACGCGGATGCGACGACGCCATAAAGCGTAGACGCCATAAGCCGCCAACAGCGGGGCCCCGGCAGCGCCCATCACGGGCCCCGGGGCGCCGTGCGCCCGCCCGCTGGTCTGCCCGGGAGACCCTCCGCCGCTGCCGTTAGTGCTGGCATGGATATAGACCGCGCCCGTACAAAACAACGCGGTCACGATGGCTGCGATTTTCATAAAAAACATAGTGCGTTCCTCCGGGGGGTTAGCGGGACTTAAGATGCGACCTGTCGGGCCGGGGCGCTGCCTGAACCGCCAACGCTTCCAGTTCGTCGGCACTCGGCTTGTTGATGATGTTGCCGGGGACCAATTTGCCGTTCTGGATGGTGGCGTCGCGGACGTTGACCCATTTTCTGATCGTCAAGGTGCCGCCGCCGATCTCCTGAAACAGAAAGCGGCCGTAACCGAAGGGCCCGACAAAGAACACGTTTTCCAAGTCGACGTCGATGTGGCAACCGGGATCGCTGATCACACGAAGGCCGTAAGGCCCGCCCTGATAGATGACGTTGTTGTGGATGATGGTGCCGCCCCAGTTGTCGGCGGTGAAATACCCTGCGGTCGCGGACTGATTGAAGGCGCGGACGTGGGTGTTCTTCAGGGTTACGAGCGCGCCGCGCGCGCCGGGGGAGTAGGCCTGCAAGGTATCTGCATGGTCGTTGCCAGAGCCCTTGGCTTCCAAGTAGCAGCCATCGACGGTCAGCGCGTTGTCGGTGATACGAATGCACTCGCGCGATTGCACCCGGCACGTCGTGATCTTGTTGTTGCCGTGGCACAGGATCGACGGATCGCCGCTCTGTTCTTTGATGGATGTCTTGTTGAGGTTCTGGCCCGAGTTCAGCGTCAGCTTCGAGGTGCGCTCGATCATGCCCGTGAAAAGCGGATCGTTGAAGGTGATCGGGATGGTGCCGGTTTCAGCCGGAGGCTCTATCGGGGGTTCGACCGGCGGCTCGGTCCCGCTGCCTTCCTCGACGGCTTCCAGCCGCTTATCAAGTTCGACCAACGCGTTGACGATGCCTTGCGCCAGTTCGTCAACCGCCTCCGCACCCTCGGTCAGGGCGTTGGCAAGGTCGTCGGCGGCGTCGGTAATGGGTTGTGTGGTGACGGGCATGAAAAGGGTTTCCTTGGTTATGCGTCGTAGTGGGTTGAGGGTATGGTCGTGAACTCGTCCGCGTCGGCGCTCTGGATATGCTCGAACAGGTGGCGAAATAGCTGATCGTGAAGTTCGCTTATGTCGTCGATGCTGGGGCTACCGGCGATATTGTGCAGGACCGCGGCATGGATTAACGCCAAGACGAAAGTGATCTCGTGGGGTTGAAGTTTTTCCTTGCAGATTAATATCTCGGCCATCGCGTTGCCGATGCCGCCCAGTTGTGTGATCTTGGCCTTCATCCCTTCGAGCGTCTCCCGCTTCATCGTCGGCACCTCCATGAACGTCCTCCCCGGATCAACACCTTATGCATGTCATGGCGTTCGCATATGTCACGGTGACGGTGTTCGCGCTCTTGTCGGTAGTGTCGCTTGGGCTCTGGATCGGGCTCCTGCTCGGGGCTTGGGTCCTCGGACCTTATCACCGGAAGCGGCGGCGGTGGAGCTGGTGGCTCTGGCCGTTCAAGTGGGATCACCCGCATGGCAGCGACGGTCGGCATCTTGTCCCACCGAGCGTCGAACAGCGTCAAGCGGTCGGCTTTGGGTGCGATATGCACCGGCTCGGGCGGCATCACGACATGCGCAGGGTGCTGCTCGGTAGGCGCCCCGGCGGGGTGGGTGTACCCGGCGAGAGAGATGATGCCGGACGCCACCACGCCTATCAGCGTGCTTGTTCTGACGAATAAGCTCATGTATAAGCTCGCGTTGAGGACCTGTTGCGTCGCTGTGGCAGGGCTTTGGATAATGGGAAACTTTTAGGGCCCTGACGTATTTGCCGTCGTCAGGGCCCTTTTTTCGTGTGTTACGGTTTCAGCACCGGGGCCTGAGCCTCATTGCCGCTAGTCTGCTTGGATGGTTGACCTCGCGGCGGAAGACCCGTCAGAAAACACGCGAAGGCCCAGTAGTTGATCCCGTCCAGATAGTTGTCGATCTTCAGCGGATTGCTCTTGCTCCGCACCAGCTTGACGCAATGCAGCACGACGGCAATGTCGCGTGCCGACAAGTTCTTGCCGGTGACGATCGACGCCACAGCAGCCATCTCAAGGTAGTTGTCCTCGATGCCGCCCTTGTTGTCATAGTCGCCCCCGCGTGCGCTCATCACCTCGAACGCATAGGTCAGGAGATCGCCCGGATGGGGCTTTTCGTCGTTGGCCATCAGAACGGCGTGTCTTCGAGTTGCTCTTGAACGAGGCCGTCGTCGAACGCTTTCTTGAGATCGGGACGGCCATCCAGCCGCTGACGCCCCGCGCTCTGGATGATCTGCAAATGGTTTAGTCCGAAGCTGACGCCCTTCTTGCTGCCGCCGTAGACCCACGCGAACGGCGAAACGTTGGCGCGCACCAACTGGCCGGACCATACTTCTTCTGGAAGCAGGATATCCTGCCGGTTGACATCGACCACCCCCGGTTTGTTGTTTGACCACGGCGAGATGAACATGTGACCGGGATGGTAGCCCGCGTAGGACTTCTCCCCGGCATCGCGAAACGGCATCTTGACGTTCTTCAAGTCGATCCTGTCGCCCCACTCGGCACGAGCCACTTCGACGCAAGCGTCCTGAAGCGCCTTGTAGGCCGGGGTCTTCTGCTGGGTGGGATCGAAGATCAGCGAGCAACTATAAACGGGCTCGCCGCCCTCGTTGCGGGGGCGCGGAGTAAAAATGTTAGCAAAACTGAGGGTAGCGTAAGGTGTGTTGAGCGCGGGCATGTCCTTGTTTCCTTGTTTCCTTGTTTCCTTGTTTCCTATTTTCCAACGGCTAACAGGATTACACTATAGACAGATCAAACCCCTGTCAAATAGTTATTTCAAAAAAGATCACCGTCGTCGAACGCCGACGCGGCGTGGGTTTGATGCTTCTGGGCGAAGGCCTTGCACTCGGTCTTGCGGACGCACCAGCGGCAATGCACCCCCGCGACTTCGGTGGTATCGCCCATGATGATTTTACAGATCGCGGGCCGCACGACGTTGCCGCGCCAACGGTATAGCTCTCCAAGCGTAGTCTCATATGATCGCAACGGATCGCCGCCGATACGCGGTTGGCAAATCGTCAGTGTGACTTTGGCGTGGGTGCTAAACTCGTTGACAA